GAGGGAGCCCCACAAGGGCTCCCTCCCAGTGATGCCGATCACCCCAACCTTTACACTGTGTATAGGTTGTGCTCCACAAGGAAATCAGGATGGAAATGCCATATTACCGCGAATATTTTGCCAACGCTGGTCGTAGTTCTAAACAAACCACTTCCGGCGTCGTACAGAATAACGCGGTAATCACGGACGATGCCTGGGTGAATTCCTTTCGGACTTCACCTCATCGGAATGCTCAGACTTCGTCTGTCATTCCTAATCAAAGCATCGATCCCTACGCCCACTTCCTCGGTTCTATATCGAGGAGGAAGTACCAGGAGAATTTGCAATCTCGTGGTCTCTCTCCCGAAGGATCCCCTGATAGGGGTCATCCTTTCGAGATTGTTCGGCGTACTGTTACAGGTTCGCTTACCAACGCTCAACGAAATGCTACCCTCATTGAGGGTGGACTCGTTACCGCGTCGGTCCCGGATTCTCTTCGGAATGTCGTCCATAATGGATGGCTTTCGACAATGCCCACTTTTCAAAGTGGACTTGAGAATTTCGGTCAGCTTGCTTATAACAGGGTGGCACCCACGTCTACGGTGTTCGATGCCGCTAACTTTCTTGGTGAGCTCCGTGAGGGGCTCCCCAGGCTAGCTAGTGATACCCTTAAGGACTTTTCTAAGTTCTATAGGGGCATAGGCTCGGACTATCTGAATGTCGTTTTTGGATGGTTACCATTCATTACCGACCTTCAGAACGCCGGTTTGGCCCTTAAAAAGGCCACCGAACAGCTTGCCAGAAACGGCAAGCGCGTCCATAGACGCTACAGTGTTCCCACCTTTATCGACAACGCGATGGCTGAGTCCAGTTCTTCTGGTATCAGCATCGCGTCTGGCGATAGGGGTATGTCTCCAGTGGGCTACCGTTCTCCTTATGGCGATATGTCGGCCAGCTCAACTAGCGTTGGGCAGGCTCGAATACTCGCTACAAAGAGGGCTAGCATTGATAGGTGGTTTGAGGGTGAGTTTTCATCCTTCTATCCCCTAGGGTTTAATCCCGACGACTATCTTAGCCGTCTCAATGTCTTGGTGAATACGAAAGTATCCCCCGAGACGCTCTGGAATTTGGCACCGTGGTCCTGGCTAGTAGATTGGAACCTCAAACTTGGGGATTCCATTGCTGCCAACCAAAAGGCTGGCAACGACCTACTAGTGATGCATTATGGGTACGCCATGGAGAAGCAGGAACTGAGTTCCGCAATCCATGCCACTTATAGTGATACTTCTTGGTCTCGCATTTCGAAGGGTATTACCCATCGAGTTGTGTATACCAGGAAGAAGCGTATCCGCGCAAATCCTTATGGATTTAAGGTTAATAGCAGTGCTGGTTTCAACCAGTCACAGTTGGCAATCTTAGGCGCACTTGGGCTCACAAGGCTCAGGTGACACCCTTACCAGCGGAGGTGTAAAAACCGCTGTTAAATTACCAAATCCATAAATACGAAACCCTTGGAGGGCCTCGTGCTCACAGATCCCCAGTCCGTCAAGTTCGGTGCTGAAGCCATCGTCTCCCTGCCCCGTATTGGGTCAGGACAGACGAGTGCCGACTACCAGTCGGCCGATGGCGCCGTGTCGCTTCGCGTCACGCAGAACGAGAACAAGACGACTCGTCGGACGTCTGCTGCTTACCGTAAGACCAAGATCGCTGCTGACGCTCTTACGAGCGTCAACCAGCGTGTCGCGGCCACGGTAAGCATCAACGTCACCGCTCCTCTCGCAGGTTTTACACCTGCTGAGTTGGCGGACATGATCGCGGGAGCCGCTACGGCTCTCACGGCATCGTCCAATGCGATGGCGTTGAAGATCCTCGGTGGGGAGAAATGACCGAACTCGGTCTTGTGGCGGCTACCATTGTAGTCGTCCTTCTCCTCCTCGGATTCGCAATTCTGATGGCCACTCTCGTGGTTCATCAGAGACTTCCGGATACTCGTTATGTTGAGTATCAGAGTCAGAGGCAGCGTCGCCATTAAGCGACGTCGGGGTGGTGCGTAAGAGGCCGGACTCAAACCCATTAAGGGAGAGATGAAAAGCCTATTAACACTCCACCTTGCTGCTCTAGATAATCTGGGGCAGTTTTGCTCGATCGACATCACTCGTGACGTTCTCAATGTCACGAAGAGATATGAAGAAGAGGGAGATAGCTACTTAACTATCACCCTGCCAAAGCTTGGAAAAGCTCTCGAAAGAGGGCTTGACCAGGGCTTTTGGCCTGCTCACGATGTGTCTCCAATATGGAAACACACCGGGGGACTCCCCGCATTTATGCGAGGTTTTCTCAGCAGGATCTTCGATGTCAACGGTTCCTTAGTTGATAGTCCAGATATTGATTGTATCTGGGCTGTGAGACAGTTTTGCTATCTCACTCAAAAAGTCGAACGCGAGTGCTCACCTGAGAGGGTGGCGCAAGCCTTTAGGCAATTTGTATCAACAGATCGGGAGCTGATGGGACTTCCAGGTCGTATTGACCTGGATCGCCTCCTCAAATTTGAGGAGGTGTCCCTTCGGCTCTTCGGACCAGTCTTCCAGGAATGCGATAACAAAATCGCAAACTGGGAGCTGGTTCCGAAACACGGTCCCGGGTCTGTAGCCGACCGTCTTTCTCAGAAAGACCGTCGGTCTTACCCCTATTGGACAAACCGCTTAGAAGCGGTTTTTCCAATGTGGAGGTATACGGCAAATTTGCCGTACTTCCCGGATATCGTTCCGATTTCCCATGATAACGAACTACCCGTTAGGGTAGTTTCGGTACCTAAGACCCAATCAACTCCTAGAATCATCGCTATTGAGCCCTCTGCCGTGCAATATGCGCAGCAGGGACTCAAGCGTGAGCTCTATGAGCTGATCGGGCGAGGGCCCTTAAGTAAGGTCCTCGGATTCAGTGACCAGACGCGTAATCAACGTCTGGCTCAGGATGCTTCCGCTTCACAGCGGTTAGCTACCCTCGACCTATCGGAAGCTTCCGACCGGGTTCACTGGTATCTCATCTACAGGATGCTTCGCAACTTTCCACATTTGTGGGATTTTGTTTGGGCAACCCGTAGTTCTAGGGCCGACGTTCCTGGAGAGGGAGTGATTCCTCTTCAGAAGTTCGCGTCCATGGGATCTGCTCTTACATTTCCGCTGGAAGCAATTGTCTTTACGACTCTTGCTATCTGCGGTGTAGAGCAGGCTAGGAACCGACGTCTGCCACTCCGGAGTATTCCGGGTGACGTCAGCGTTTACGGAGACGATATTATCGTCCCCGTAGCCGCGATCGATTCCGTTATCGACTGGCTTGAACACTTCGGTGCAAAAGTCAATCGATCCAAGTCTTTCTGGACTGGAAAGTTCAGAGAGTCTTGTGGCGGCGAATTCTACGATGGACACGATGTGTCCATTGAGAGAGTTCGCCATGAGCTACCTAGCTCACGGAATGATGCAGCTGGAATAGCAGCTCTAGCAGATTTCCGCAACCGTGCCTATAAGGCCGGATTGTGGAAACTGGCAGGGACTATCGATGAGGAATTGGATAACCTCATCGCCCTTCCTTTAGCTAGCGCTACTTCAGAGAGTTCGACCGATGTTATACATCGATCGACCTTCCTTAACCTCACTCGCCATGGGAGTCGCTGGAATGCGACCCTACAGCGGGATGAAGTCAAGGTTCCAGTGCTCGTAAGTCGTTCTCATTCTTATGAGAAAGACGGAGAGTCTGGACTCTTGGAGTGGTTCCATGACGCCCTTCGCCGGGGCGATCTTGTGGATCGCTATGCCAGTCAAGAGCGCGCGTCTGCGTTTAGCATTAACAGACGCTGGACTTGTTACACTTCTTTGGTGTGACAAGTGTGACTTACCAAAGTCACAAAGGGGCC